GGTTGATCCCTCGCAGCCGCTGCCTATACAGGCGACCACTTGCCGGCTAGCCGGCGTCCACTCCCTATATGCCCAATTGACTTGGAGCACCGCGGATTTTAAGCCGCCTCACCCTCTCTTTCGGACCTTGAGAAGGTCCCCCTACCCTGTCAAGGGTGGCCGCGCACACCCGCTATCGCAGGTGGCCCTCCACGGGCAGAACGCGATCTCTTGCGGAGGAGAGATCCTCAATGGTCGCCCTTATCAGGGAAGAGGTCCATAGGGACCGTCCGTCGACACACGACACACCGCGTAAAACCTTCGCTAAGACCAGGAGTCAAAGGGTTTCACCAAGAGAAGAACACCGTCTTCCTCCAAACAAACGGGACCAGGGCTGCAGGACAGCCGAGACTCCGCTAGGACGACCTCGCCACGCGGACGAGGAGCAACAACCGGGATACGTACTCCGAATGAAAGTTCGCAGCCACGCCATCCACCTGCGCGAGCGCGTAAAAACGCAGACGAAGGTTTGACCATACAACGCTTGAAGGCATTGTAGGTCAACGGTTGACGCTCGGTCTGAAAAGACCGACCGCCCACCCACAGGTCCATCTGGACCTCCAACCTCTCCACGGACGTCGAATCGACCGAAAGTCGATAACGACCGTCATCGAGCCCGGTGTTACGCGGCAGGACCGCATAACCGCGACGGCAGAGCCGTCGCTCATACTTGAAAACCTCAAGTATGCCGAGATCGAACCCGAGATCGCTCGGGCGTAGACACCACCTCGAGCGAGACTTCGAAAGAACGAAGGCACGCTCCCACAACGGACCAGCAGCCCGACAAACAGCTGCTTGGTGCACGTGACCCTGGAGGTCACGCGTACCACCACCCCTCCTGAGGTGCTTAACCTCCTTCCATCTCCCCCGTGAATCCCTGAGGAAACACGTGGAATTGATCTCCGCAACCGATCTAAAACGACCGGTTTTGGTCTCATTAATGATTGCCCAGTCGGGGTAATCACTATTGAGAATGGGGCGGGGACTGCTGATAAGGCAGTCATCCCCATTGATCAAAATTCCAGCTTGAGTGTCACGTGTGGCCCAGCGGGCCGCCACGTACGACTGCAAGCAGAGGAGAGGGAAGGAAAGGTAAGTACCCATCATCTGGCCATGAGTGACCTGAGAGTCACCCACGAAAGGACGAAGGGAATCCACAGCGTCCTGGCGCACAGAACCAGGAACCTTCTCGCAGCGCGACAGGATCGCGCAAAGGATTGTGTCGGCAACATCCAATCTGAGATTGTCTGAAGCCCCCACGAGGTCAATAGAAGTCTGCCAGTCAAGCTGACAGACCCTATCGATATCGGATGCTGCGGGCGGGCCCACAAGCAACCAATCCTTTCTTCCCAAGTACGAGTAGAGGCACTCGTGCAAGGGTCCCAGGGTATCCCAACGGTAAGTTGGTATACCCATAGGCCTCAATTTCCCTGCGGAAGGGACCTCCTTGTAACGGAGATTCCAACCGCCCACCCCCTTGGGAAGGGGACCACCAGACCGAACCCGGGCCTGAAAGGACTCGTAGGAGCCAGCAGACCAAAATTCGGAAGAGAAGCCGCGATCATAACGGGATGATCGCTTGGGAAAGAAGCTATGACAAAAGTCAAAGTAGCGACTATCCCAACCCAGGGGCAGGGCCTCTCGAACAATCTTGCGCGCGAACGCAAGGTATTCGAGGGAAGAAGAGGAGGGAGAGGGATCGCAGGCCCTGGCGAACCAAGACGAGCGGACGGAGGGGGGGGAGTGGCGGGAGCAAACGGTGGAAGGGAGACCCTTCTTGATGGAGCTGACGCTGTGCGCCAGCTCCCACCGCTGCCTACGTC